CAAAGGTAAGGCAGCACCTGGATTACGAGTGTAAAAGAAGTTGAGTGGAATGTATAATGTATTAGGTAATGCAGGTTGATTGCTTTGTCCATTTATACAGTTTGACGAACTTGGAACAGCGTATGCACCTGAAGGATATGCACCATCACCAACCATTTGGTGAAGTTTGATACCAGTTTGGATATCTGAGCTCAAGCAGTCCCATAAGAAGAGCCATTCACCGTATAAACGGTCAATCATTTGACCACCTATATCAAGTTCTACATACCTAAGAAGATTGTAGCCCAAACGAGTTTGATCGTTGTTCATAACTGCTTGTGGGGGAAGAACGACTTCGAGATAAGTAGAATACAATAAGTCGGCATGACGAGGAATTAAAGCAGAATGTTTGACACCCCAAGCGGCTTCACCAGCTAAGTTAATGCGAAATGGTTCCATCGCGAAGTTTGTGTGACGTTTGAACAAACCTTTCCAGAAAGTGATTTGAGGGTTTCCAGAGAGGTATGCGTCTTGCGCACCATAAGCAACGAGTTGTAATAGACCGCCACCCATTTTGTATTTATATGTTACTTACAATCATTTTTTCTGAAAATACTTACTTGCGATGACGACGAGTGCGACGACGCTTTCCTCCAGTTGGTGCAGATTCGCTGTCTGAGCTTGAGTCAGATGAGGAATCGGATGCACCTCCGTGGTATGTTTTCTTAGCACTCTTGAGGACATGGGAGAACCATTTCTTGCCCATGGACTTCTTTTGTCCTGCCATCTTCTTCATTGTCTTCTTGACATGTGCCAACCATTTACCTGCCATTTTATACTCATATGCCACATTTTTTACGCAGTGCAGAATGGACAAGGTTTTCCACATTTTGGACATAGTGGGACTTCGGCAGTTTCTGAAACTGGACTTGTTGTTGGGGCTGGTGTTTCTTCGGCTACCGGTTCAGTAACTGCTGGTGTTTCTTCGGCTACCGGTTCTTCAACTACTGGTTGGTCTTCAGTAACTGGTTCAGTAACTGTTGGTGTTTCTTCGGCCACCGGTTCAGTAACTACTGGTATTTCTTCAGTAACTGGTTCAGTAACTGTTGGTGTTTCTTCGGCTACCGGTTCAGTAACTGCTGGTGTTTCTTCGGCTACCGGTTCAGTAACTACTGGTGTTTCTTCAACTACTGGTTGGTCTTCAACTACTGGTTCAGTAACTGCTGATGTTTCTTCAGTAACCGGTTCAGTAACTGCTGATGTTTCTTCAGTAACCGGTTCAGTAACTACTGGTGTTTCTTCAACTACTGGTGTTTCTTCAACTACTGGTTCAGTAGCTGCTGGTGTTTCTTCAGTAACCGGTTCAGTAACTGCTGGTGTTTCTTCGGCTACCGGTTCTTCAACTACTGGTTGATCTTCAACTACTGGTTGTTCTTCAACTACAGGCACATCAATGTTAAAAACTTCGTCAATTACATCAGCAACTGAGCTACGACGGTTACGAGACATCTCAGTTGATATACGGCTATGTAATTTAGTGACGCTGTACATTTATTTTATTTAGACATTTTATACTGTTATGTTGTAGATAGGACTTGTCTTTTGCATTGGTTGGAAAGACACAGCTGGATCAGGCATTGTAGGACTGGCGTATTGTTTAACAGCCAACGCACGCAGGGCTTCGGGTTTCAGCACGTAACTTGCTTCCTGGAACTCTCCAATATAGGTCTCCATTGCACTATCTGTAGACCCATAATTCATTAAAATCCATTGGCATCCGTAAGAAAACAAGATTTGAGGATTCACGTTTGTTAAGTCATCAGATATATCCGGAACTACCATCGTAATATTATCGCGATTGAAGTTTATGAGTTCAGTATTGTCATGTGTTTGAGAGGCTTGAGTATAAGTCAATCTTCTTAAACTTGAACTTGACCAAGATAAGTTCACCAATTCTTCCATCTTTGTACCTTTCATTGCTCCTCCGGATAAAATGATCATTTTGTTTTGGAGATTACATACTGGCTCAACAGCTACGTTCTTGCGTTGGTAACTGAACGAAGAGTCAAGTAAGCGCGAACTACATGTATCTTTCAAAATTTGGGCAGCTGCATTAATTACCGTTGTTTTATCTGTATGGAACACCAAGCTCAGCATGAAAGGATCGCTCGAAACGGGACACACAACTGAATTAAATGCATTGTTGTTTATTGCTACGCAACATGCTTCAAATGAAATTGTATTGTAAGCGTAATCTACACCTAACTTCTGGTTCTTCAATCCTACAACTGGTTTATCGTTTTCGTCTGCGTAAATATCAAGTTCTACTAATCTTGGTCCTGCAGGCATCAGCATGGGAATAACTCCGTCGGTAATGTAATCGTACAATTTAGAACCTGGAAATAAAGAGTAAGCAGAAGATGCTACGTAGTAGTCGCATAAACGGTATGCAGGTGTAACAGGACATCCTAAAGGTGCTAATTTCATCACCGTTTTGTATGAATCAAAAAGAGGGGTAGCTGCTACAATTGCTTTCGTTTCCGAAGGAGAAACCAAATTGTAAACTATAAACGCTATAGTGAATACAATTACAAGAGCTAATACAATTATAATGAGTTGTTCAAACCACTCCATTATAATTTACGCCACGAATTAATGGATGCAAAGAAAGCATAACATATAGCTCCTAAAATCAATAACCCACCAACAGCTATCATGTATCCTCTGAACTTCATTGACTTATAATTTGAATAATAAACTACGAAATCCGCGCACAACTTTATCTGGAATACGGTCTTTCATGGATATACCCACTAAACAACATAAGTGGAAATACAAGCAGTACATTCCACATTCTGAATCTTCGTATTGATGACGAGTTTTGTTGTATGTGACTTCCATTGGTTTAGCATGGATCTTCGTTGAGTCCCATTGCTCTTTCCATCGTTTCATTAAGAGTTGGATTTCCTTCTCGGGTTTGTGTGCATACGAATCAAAGTAAGTGATCCTTGGATTTTCGAGTTCAGGTCTTATATCGCAAAACAATGCAATCCAGTGTTGCCCCGGTCCAGTGCTTACGTCTGTATTAAAAACAATACCTATTTGGTTGAATCCTTTTTTGTATATGGTCCGAATGTCCATGGAACACAAAGAACTAACTAAACATTGACCCGTTTTTGAATGTTTACCAAAATCTATGGGAATTGTTCCAAGGTAAAGGTATCTCGGAAATATCTCCTGGAATTTACGTTCCAGTTCGTCAATGTTCACCGAAGACAACCATTCTTCGGGATTGGTTTTCCACGTTGATGGACCTTTGGGTTTATTAAGCATTGAAACGATAATGCATTCTGTAGCTCCGTCGTCGCACTTGTCGCGTAAACGGTACTGGATGGTTTTCCATACTTTATCTGCATCTCCTTTAGGAATAGGAGCCTCACTTGCGTTCTCTTTATTGTAAACTTGGCGCAAGTTTTCTATTTCTTTTGCATCGAAATACATTATAATTGAAAACGGATAATCTTTATATTGAGGATAAACAGCATAAAATGTCGGAAGCTTTACTCGAACTCAAGAAACGTATAAAAGAATACCGCGAATTAGATGACGAATTGCGTCAGTTAAATAAAGTGGTGTATGATAAGCGCGATGCTAGAAAGGCAGTAGAAATGGAAATAACCGAAATTATCAAGAGTCCTTCGTTTGACTCTTTTCGTAAGATGAAGTTGGAAGAAGACGGATCTACTATTCAAATTCAGAGACCAGGTGAATACTCAAAACCATGGTCGTTGTCCCAAAAAGAATTAATGATATTAATCAGTGCGTATTTTCAGGACAATCCAAGTCCTAATGCAGACGGATTGACAAACTTCATTATCCAAAAACGCAAGCAGGATTTAGTGGCTACTGAATTTAATTTGACACGCACGGTTCCGGAATAACATCTTTTATAAAATTAAATGTCGTCGTTGTTAAATGTGGCTCGCCAACAAGTATTGAGACAAATTCCTATGCTTGTTGAAAGATATGAACCTCAAATTGAAGCAAACTTGCGTTCAACATTGACTGCTTTGAAGGCTCAACATCCAGACGAAGCTGCTCTTTTTCATACTAATTGGATGAAACTAGATAAGGTCGTTCGTTCTTCATTGGGAACCAGTGCTTATAGTTTTGTGGATACATTTTACCCAAGAACTGCAGGTAGATCTCGTCGTGGAAAACGAACTTTAAGAAAGAAAAAGAGTAAGTATTAAGAAAGATGCCTGCGTTTCAAGAAACATATAACCCCTACAATCCAGAAAATCGCTTGTTTACCCGAACGGATATTCAAGCGATTCTTAATAAACACAATTGCGATTTCAGGGTCCAAGAAACAAAACATTACCAAACCGCAATGGTACATTCATCTTACGTAAAACGTGCAGAGTATGTAACTCCAAACGGTGACAAAATGAAGTTAGTCGATAAACCTACAGAATGTTTAGGTTTGTTTGAAGAATCTTATGAGAGATTAGAACATTTAGGCGATTCTATTTTAGGAGCATGCGTTTCAACTTACTTGATGGAACGATACCCACAAGAAAATGAAGGATTTATGACAGATTTGAAAAAAGAAATTGTGTGTAACGAAACCTTAGGAACACTTAGTCAAAAAATTGGTCTAGACAAGTATTATGTTATTTCCAGACACAATCAAGATATGTGTTCTGGTCGTACAAACACTAAAAAGCTTGGCGATATTTTAGAAGCATTTATCGGAGCCTTATGGACTGATTGCAATAAAAATTTCAAAATTATATATGACTTTGTAGTTTGTCTGATTGAATTGTATATCGATATTCCGAAGATCCTTCTGAATAATCGTAATTTTAAGGAACAATTGCAGAAACTTATTCAAGCAAAGTTCCACAGAACACCAAAATACGAAGTTATATCGGCTGCTACCAATATGTTTACAATGGCAGCAGTGGATGATGATGGTACGCAATTGGGAATAGGAACTGCTCCTACAAAGAAACAGGCCGAGCAATTAGCTGCGAAAGAAGCGATTGCACGACTTACGAAATAAAAAAATGAAATAAATTACATTTTTACATGACCATTGTCTTTTTTTGACGTGGAAGAGATCTATGTAAGACTTCACGGACTGTTCCGGTTGTTGAAGTCATATCATCGCCTTCTTCAAT